CATTGAAGTCATGAAAGATTCATTCATTATGGTTGCATCGATTGATGACAAAGACACTGGAACCGCATTCGAAATGGGCTGGGCTTATGGAACAGGGATGATCCTTTTTTCGTTCGCGTTCGATGGCGGAAAAACGAACGTGATGCTTGGGCAAGCTGTCGACGGACATTTCACTTCGGTCGAAGAATTTAAACAATTTTTCACCTCAAATGCTGAAGAAATCAAAAACCGTAACAGCACTCAATTTTTCAGCGATTGGGCGGTCGAGGCGAATTTCGGTGCATTGAAGAAAGCCGAGGCCGATGAATAATCATCCGGGAAAAAACCGTTGCATTGTGTTCGACATTGACGGAACGATTTCGGACGCAACGCATCGGCTTCAATTCGCATACATGAAAGAGTGGGACAAGTTCAATGAGCTTGCCTCGCAGGATCCGGTCATTGTGAAACTGGCGGACTTCATGCGCTCGATAAATTGGATGACGAATGTTATCCTTTTCACCGGGCGCAGTGAAAAATATCGCTACATCACACTCGACTGGTTGAAAGATGCAGAGCTCGATGCATCTTTCGAAGAGTTGCTCATGCGTCCGGACAATGATTTCCGCCCGGACCATGAAGTGAAAATCGAACTGCTCGAAAAGCGGTTCGGTGGAAAAGAAGGGGTTATGAGAAGCGTCTGGTTTGTGGTCGATGACCGCGATCAAGTCGTCGAAGCCCTGAGAAACTATGGACTGACTGTTCTTCAACCCGCCAATGGAGGTTATTAAACTATGGCAAATGTACCTGATATGCTGCGCTCTGCAGCCAAGCTCTATGAAGACCGTAACAAAATTTACGGTGATAACTACAAGCGCTTCGGCCCGGCCCTGAATGGGCTCCTCAACGGGGTTGCGCTGAGCACTCCAGATGACTTCAATCGGTTTGGGATCCTCGTTCAAATTTTCTCAAAGATCTCGCGCTATTGCAATATGTTCGACAAAGGTGGTCACAATGATTCGCTGGACGATATTGCGGTTTATGCTATGATGCTGAAAGAGTTGGACTCCGGCGCAAAGGTGAATAAAATCACCGATGAAATCAGCTCGGCAATGATGCCGAAGGTTTCCGTTTTCGCAAGCAACCCATTGCTCAACACACCCACGGCAGAAGACCAATGAGAACGCTTGTGCTGGATACTGAGACGACCGCTCTCATAAAAAATAAGCTCCAGCCTCTCGACCGTCAGCCACGGATCATCGAATTCTTCGCACTGTCTTTGGACAGTGCGGGGGACGAGCTGGACACATTCAGTTATCTTTTCAACCCCGGCATAAAGATCGAAGATAAGATAACAGAAATCACAGGCATAAAACAAGAAATGCTGGATGACCAAAAGCCATTCAGTTCAATCGCTCAACACATCCTCGAGGTTATTGAGGTTCACGACGAAATCGTTGCGCACAATATGTCTTATGATAAGGCGGTGATCGATTTCGAGATGAAGCGTCTCGGCAAAAAGGTTCGGTGGCCCGAGCTGATTTGCACGGTTGAGTCGACGGAATACATGAAAGGCCACAGAATGAATTTGCGTTCGTTGCATGAGTTCCTTTTCGGGGAGCCATTCGAAAATGCCCATCGTGCAGAAAATGACGTTCGGGCAACAGCGAAATGTTTTCTTGAATTGAGGAAGATGGGTGTGGTTTAATCATGCGTATAAGAACGGGTTACTCATTCCGCACTGCGGTGGGGATGATTGAAGATGTTATGTTGCGGGTTCAAGAAACTGGGATGAAATATGCGCCGATCTCGGACAGAGCCTCGACGTTCGGATTTAATCGTTGGACAAAGCTCGCCAAGAAAGCGGGTCTGCAACCGATATATGGGGTCGAAATTGCCGTCACATCCTCCCTCAATGCAAAAAAGCCAGTGGTCGATCACTGGACGTTTTTCGCTCAAGATGACATACGTGTCATCAATGAATTGCTACATCTTGCGACCAATCAGTTCCGCTACGAACCCCTCCTCACCTATGAACAAGCCATGGGACTGCGAGGCTGCACGAAAATCACTGGCAGCCGCGCTCTATTCGAACAATTTGAACCAAGGCCTGATATCTATGTGGGCCTCAGTCCCTCCGGATCAAAAGGCTTCATTTCGTCAGCCGCCGAACTCGGCCACCAATTCATCGCATGCTCCGACAATAAGTTCATTCGCCCAGAAGATGAAGGATTTTACGAAGTTCTTATCGGGATGGGGGCTTCTACCCAAACTTACCCACAATGGATCCTCGATGAAGAAGAATGGCGCAAGTCCGTCAAACGAATTGCCACGCCTGAGCAAATCGAAACGGCCCTAGACAACGCTCAGAAGGCGCAGGAAGGCTGCACCGCGAAACTGAGGGCCGGAACCCTTCTCGCGCCGCCTCGCCCGTCCACGCTCCTCGAGATGTGCAGGGAAGGCGCATTCAAGCTCGCCATCGACCTGACGGATGAAATTTATTCCGCGCGGCTCGAGCGAGAGTTGAAACTCATCGCGGAAAAAGAGTTCGAGGATTATTTTTATATCATCGCGGACGTGATGAAATGGGCGCGTCAACAAATGATTTGCGGTCCGGCCCGTGGTTCATCGTGCGGGAGCCTTGTTTGCTATCTCCTAGAAATCACCACGATCGATCCGATAAAATACAATTTGTTGTTTGAGCGCTTCATCGACATCACCCGCAATGATTTGCCGGACATTGATTTGGACTTTTCGGATCAAAACCGTCATTTAGTTTTCGAATACATGGAGGAAAAATATGGGAAGGAACGAGTCGCTCGACTGGGAACTGTTGCGTTATATCGCCCACGTTCAGCAATCGATGAAGCTGGAACAGCGCTCGGCATCCCGAAATACCTCTGCACTCGAGTGCTTGACAGCCTCATCATTCGATCTTCCGGAGACTCTCGAGCAATGCATACGCTCGAGGACACATTTACGACGACTGCTGCAGGAAAGGAGATTTTGGAAAAATACCCAGAAATCCTTATTGCAACCAAAATGGAAGGACACCCTCGACACTACTCGCAGCATGCAGCGGGAATTGTTGTTACTGCGGATCCAGTCACTGATTACGTGGCTGTCGACGCTCGCACTGGAGCAACTCAATGCGACAAAAAAGATGCAGAAGAGCTTAATTTACTTAAGATCGATGCCCTTGGGCTCACGCAACTTTCCGTTTTTGAAGATGCCCTCCTCCTTGCCGGAAAAGACATCCATTTTCTCGAGCGTGTCCCGTTGGATGACAAGCCTTCTTTCGAGGTGATCAATAAAAAACAGTTCTCCGGCATTTTTCAGTTCAATGGCCCGGCATTGCAGTCGATCTGCAACCAGATCAAAATTGAAAACCTCGAGGACATCATCTCCGTGACTTCGCTCGCTCGGCCCGGCCCGATGGCTTCCGGCGGAACGAACGAATGGACGAAACGGAAAAACGGCAAGGCGGTCGAATATCCTCACCCCACGTTTGAGCCATACCTGAAAACCACGCTGGGCATGGTCGCTTATCAAGAGCAGGTCATGCAAATCTGCCGCGAAATCGGCGACATGAGCTGGGAAGATGTTTCGACGCTCCGCAAAGCAATGAGCAAATCGCTCGGCAAAGAGTTCTTCGATCAATATGGCAACAAATTCAAAGAAGGTGCCATGCGGCGCGGAATGTCCGGCCCGATGCTGGACAAAATTTGGGACGACCTCTGCGCGTATGGAGCTATGTGTTTCAATCGCTCGCATGCGGTGGCTTATGGGATCATATCCTATTGGTGCGCATACATGAAAGCGCATTTCCCCCTCGAATTCGCCGCAGCCACGCTGACGCATGAGCCGGATCCCGCGAAACAAATTAAAATCCTCCGGGAAATGAATGAAGAAAAAATCGAATACATTCCGGTCGACCGCGAGCTTTCCGTGGACAAATGGACGGTAGGCTGGAAAGATGGCAAAAAGGCACTCGTCGGCCCGGTTCAAAATGTGCGCGGCATTGGGCCGAAGATGGTTCAGCAAATTATGGCTTCGCGAGTCAGGGGTGAGCCTTTGCCAGCGAAAGCGGAAAAGATGCTTGCCCATGCGACGACCGAGATCGATAGCTTATGGCCCATCCGCGATGCTTTCAATCGGATCATGCCCGATCCTTCGGAGCGAAACATTTTCACGCCACCCACAAAAATCATCGACGTGGTGACGAAGGGCTACGACTACGACGTTCTCGTTTTTTGTACGCCCCGGCAAATCAAGCCGCGCGATGAAAACGAAGCCGTGAACGTGGCCAAGCGCGGCGGCAAGGAGGTCGTCGGGCCCACGCAATCGCTGAACCTCACGCTCGCCGACGACACGGACGTCATTTTCGGGAAAGTGGACAGGTTTCAGTTCGAGCGAATGGGCAAAGAGTTCATTGATCGAGGCAAGCCGGGCAAGGCGCTCTACGCGATAAAAGGCCGGGTTCCGCCCGACTTCCGGATGATCCGGGTTTCACAAATACGTTTCATTGGTTACACTGACGATATAGAGGACAAAGAAAATGCGCATCAAGTCACTGAATGATATTCCTGCGGTCGCTTCCTATTTGAAAAGGATCGGGGCCGAGCCACGCTCTCTGCGCACAGCGGTGGTGAGGGAAAACAAAGGCCCATATTGGGAGGACATCGCGGTCATCTTTTTTGAGCAAAACGGAACGGTGAAAGCGCCGGACAACTATGCCCCCACGGAAAAAGAAAAGCTCGCCATCGAGGTCGATTGCCAAAGCGTCCAATGGCCCCAGATCCGTTTGCTTAAAAATGTTGTCGATTTGCCGGATGAGGTGAAAAAACTTCCGCCGCGCAACGTGTTTGAATTCCGTAACCTGAACGATGAAATCATCATGCTTCAAACTCGCGTCGATCTCGGCGAGGGCGAAAAGAAATATGTCCCGTGGACCTATTGGGACGATGGCCAATGGCGCAAGATGGAAAGCGAAGGGCCGCTTCCGCTTTGGGGCATTGATCAGCTGAAAAACAATACGACCGTTTTCATCCATGAAGGAGCGAAAGCCGCTCGCGCCATGCGGGAAATGGTCGAAGGTAAATCGCCAGAGATGAAAAAGAAGCTCGCCGCTCACCCATGGGGCGAGGAGCTTTCCGCCGCCGCGCACATCGGATGGATCGGAGGAGCGTTGAGCCCATCTCGCACCGACTGGTCAATGCTTCAAAAATTGGGGGTGAAACGTGCATACATTATATCTGATAATGACGCGCCCGGAATTGCGGCGGTTCCTGCGATCTCTTTCCATCTCAGAATACCAACTTTTCACGTGCAGTTTACTTCAGAGTGGCCGCAGGGCTTTGACCTCGCCGATGACTTTCCGAAAGTTATGTTCAAAACCGTGGAAGGACGCGAGTATTATACTGGTCCATCGTTCAGAAGCTGTCTGCATCCTGCTACTTGGGCGACCGACCAAATCCCTAACCCTCGCGGCAAACCATCGATCGTCCTTCGTAAGAATTTTAAGGAAATGTGGACATATGTCGAGGAGGCCGACCTTTTCGTCTGCACGGAAATGCCGGAAATAATTCGTGCCGAAAACATCATGAACAAAATGCTGTCGGCATTCAGCAATACGAATCAAACGTCTCAGCTGATCGTGAAAGCATACAACGGGCGCTCCGCGAAGCTCTGCTACCGTCCGGACATAAAAGGCAAGATCGTGACGGACAGCACAACCTCCGCGATCAACCTCCACACCCCGACCCACGTGAAAAGCAAGCCGGGCAATGCGGAACCTTTTCTCGAATTCATGCGTTATATGTTTCCGAACGACAGCGAGCTGAAGGAAGCCCTCCGTTGGTGCGCAACGCTCATTGCGCGGTTGGATGTCAGAATGGAGTATGGGCTTCTCCTCGTCAGCGAACGCCAAGGCGTGGGCAAAACCACGCTCGGGAGCTCCATCCTCGGCCCATTGGTGGGGATGCAAAACGTGGGCTTCCCGACTGAAAATCAAATCGTTCAGTCCGAGTTCAATGGTTGGCTCGCCAACAAGCGCCTCATCGTGATCAATGAGATCTATTCAGGCCATAGTTGGAAAGCATACAACAAGCTGAAGTCTGCGATCACCGACAAAGAGGTCGAGGTGAATGAAAAATACCAGCGGCCCTACATCATCGAGAACTGGTGCCATGTATTCGCTTGCTCGAACTCGATGCGAGCGCTGAAGATCGAGGAGGACGATCGTCGTTGGTTTTATCCCGAAGTCACCGAAGAGAAATGGCCGCGCAATAAGTTCGAGAGCTTTCATAACTGGCTCAAGAGCGGTGGCCTGAATATCATCAAAAGCTGGGCCGAGAACTACGGCGACTACGTTTTGAAGGGCCAACCTGCTCCGATGACAGAGCGCAAAAAAGAGCTTATAGTGGCCTCTCGGACGGAAGGTCAGCAAGAAGCCGCAATCCTCGCCGAAGCCATGAATCGCCAAGAGGAGCCGCTTGTGCTCACGATGAAGGATATTGTGGAATGGGTCAGGTCTTCCATTCAGGGTCGGCTTTATGACACGGACCTCGAGCTCCGGAAAGCGATGAAAGAGGTGGGAGCCGTTTGGTACGAAGACAGGTTTCTCATCGGAGGTCGGCTTCAGCTCGCGGCGATGAATTGCCGGGCGCTGGACATGATGAAAAACAAACATAGCTTGAAGGTCATAAAGAACGTGGTCGGCCTGACAAAAACGGAAGAAGAACCTGAAGCCGCGCTTCAACGCAAATCAGCAGTCATTGATGATTTGCGGAGGATGATGAAAAAACCCGGCGATGTCGCCAATGCTAGCATGTGATATATAAAAGGAGGTTGAGATGAAAAAGACAGTGTTCACGAAAGTTTGGATGAAAAGCAAGGCTTACAAAAAAGTGATGAAGCTCATGGGGCGGTGCTTGCAGTCTGGCGGATGGGTTGAATTCGATCAGTCCGGTGAGTTCATCGACTGCAAGCTGAATTGGGAGGGTCCAAATGTATGATTCCATTTTTAATCGTTTTCAGTCCCGCAATCGGGACGGGGATCATGCTCTTGGGGATGTGTCTCACAGAACTGATCAAGCCCGAATCATCGTCCATTACCACGGAGCGGAACTCCTCACTGTCGCCTATCGATTGGGAAAAAAGGAAGGGCTTCTGGCGAAGATTAAAAGAGCGTTGGTGAAACGCAGGAGGCCGCTCCATGATCCGTATTGATCCGCCGCTCCCGCTGGAAACCCCCAAAGGGAAGGCCATGGCCCATTTTCTCATAGATTACGGCCCAGAGCACCATTTGCTTTGGGTTTGTTTCCAAGATTTGACCGGGGAATGCTGGACTTGGGCCAATCCAGAGGTCAGATTGCAGCTAAATTCGTCAATGTTAAGAACGACTTATAAAAAAGATGACATTTTGTGAAAAAAATCGTTTTCTTTTCTGTACAGTTCGGGCATAAGGATGTCATCGGGCTGGTCCGCCGATTCGAACACGGGCCTACAACGGAGAAACAAAATGTCGAACGTAAATGCTCTTGCTGACCAATACGGCGCAATCAAGACCCAGATCGAAGCGCTCACCGCTCAACTCAAAGAAGTTCACAAAGACATCGTCGCAACTGGCACTGACCGCATCGTTGGCGAAAACTTCCTTGTCATGGTCAACCTCCGCAAAAACACCGAAATGTCCGAAGAAAAAGTCATGGCGACTTTCGGCGTCACCCTCTCTCAGTTCAAAAAAATGTCCGATGCCTGCAAGGTCGAAAAAGATCCTTCAGTCGTCGTCACTTATGAATCACGTGTTTGATAAAGAGGAGGGAAAGATGTCCTACGCAACAAGCAAACATTTCGCTGGCGGAAAAGAAATCATCGTCTATCATATTTTCCCACCAGTTCCTGTTCGTCATTGGGATTACCAAGCCATCCTTGGAGAAGATCACGATAACGAAGATCCGATCTACGGCCAAGGGGCCACCATTGAAGAAGCAATCCAAAATCTTATCGAGATCATTGAGGACGAACAATGAAAACTTTTACCGCACATTTCGCAGGGAAGGAATTCGGCGCAATCAAGGCCTATCCCTCCCGTACCCTCGCCAACAAGCATGGCAATGGGTTCACGATTTTCTCCGACGAAGCTGATCTCATCGAAAACGAGAGTTTAACTTTGTCGCAGATGGTGACGTTCTACAATCACCACAATAAGGCCCAGCCAGTGAAAAATTTCTCTGACCGGGAAACTGCTGCAAAGCGTATTTTCACCCTCGCTCAAGCCAAGGCTGAGCTCATTCAAATCCAGAAGGAAACACCTGCTATGACTACTGCACCGAAGGAAACTGTTAAGGAAACTGTTGCTAACTTGAAGAAGGCAAAGGTTGCCGCCCCAAAGAAAAGTGCCGCTCCGAAGGCTGAAAAGGCTCCACGCAAGTCCGAGTTTGCTGGCGTGAAGATCTTCCCGAAAGAAGGCCTGACTGAAAACCCACGCCGCGAAGGTGGTTTCGGATACAAGGCCATGGCTTTCATCATGGAAAATCCGGGCATTTCGTATGAAGACTTCATTGCGGCAGGTGGTCGCCGTCAGGACCTCGCTTGGGACCTAATGAAAGGCAACGTCACTATTCAAAACTGAACCCAACGGGCCGGGTTCGTCCCGGCCCATTCACCCAACACCGTAAAAAATAGGAAAATTCAAAATGGCACACGAAGTTGAAACAATGGCATTCGCAAACGCAGTTCCTTGGCATGGCCTCGGCAATCGCGTCGACCCAACGGTATCCGTGGACGACATGCTCGTCGCCGCAGGATTGGATTGGGAAGTCAAGCTCCGTCCTTTATTCGCCCAAGCGGAAGACGGCTCAATGGTCAAGCTCCCGCTCCGCCGCGCTCTGGTGCGTTCGTCCGACAACAAGGTCATGACGGTCACAGGCGACATGTGGAAGCCATTCCAAAATAAGGATGCGCTCGAGTTCTTCCGTGAATACACGGAAGCGGGTGGCGCAAAGCTCGAAACCGCCGGATCGCTCCGTGGAGGCAAAATGGTTTGGGCCTTGGCCTCGATCCAAGAAGGTTTCACTGTGAACAAATCGGATCATTCCAAGGGTTACGTCCTGTTCACCTCGCCGCATGAAGTCGGCAAATCAATCACCGTCCGCACCACGGTCGTGCGGGTTGTTTGCGCCAACACAATGGCCATGGCCCTCCGTGGATCGGAAGCGGATTATTCGCAAAACCATCTGAGCAAATTTGACGCCGCTGCCGCGAAGGAAACAATCGGCCTCGCTCGCGAGCAAATCGTTCAGGCTGGCCTCGATGCAAAGGTTCTGAGCCAGCTCAAAATGTCCGAGTTCGACACAGTTCGGTTCCTCGCCAAGTTCTTTCAGCCTATGCCGGAAACGATCGTCGGTCAAAATGACCAAAAGGACTGGGTCAATGGCCTGTTGAACGATCCAGGTGCAATCGACAAGCGCTTTGATCAGGTCCTATGGTCCGTGAAAAAAGCTCCGGGGGCTGTCCCCGGAAATGCATGGGGCGTCCTCAACGGCGTGACACATTGGGCCGATCACGTGGCCGGAAATAAGTCCGAAGCCCGGCTCTACAACGCATGGTTCGGCGACAAAGCAAAGCTCAAGCTCGACGTGCGTGACGAGCTCCTTCAGCTCGCCGCCTGAGCCCAAAAACTCGGCGGGAACGGTAAGTCATTGAAATCGCTATTTACCGTTTCCGCCAGAAGTCTTATTTCATCTGTTCCTACCTTTTTATCTTTTAGAA